TCTCTGAGTATGGAACAATAGACAACGATGGGAATATTGGCACCATTAGCGTCTCTAGGGTAGGAAATACAGTTTCTTTAACTGTTACACCAGACCCAACAATTAAGCCAGTCACTGTACGTTATGCACGTATTGGACTTAAGGCATAAAAAGGAGATATAAAAAATGGCAACAGTAACTAAAGACTTTAAAGTAAAGAATGGTCTCATTGTTGAAGGCACAACAGCCACAGTAAATAATCATGACATTCTTACTAAGAAGCAAGATGACCAAGACTATATTGTCGGTCTTATTGGCGGAACATCAACTTCTGCTAACACACCTAACTCAGTTGTAAAGCGTGATGGTTCAGGAGATTTTGCTGCAGGTACAATTACAGCAGATCTCGTTGGTGATGTAACTGGTAATGCAGATACAGCAACAGCACTTGAGACTGCACGTACAATTGAATTAACAGGAGATGTAACAGGTTCTGTATCTTTTGATGGTACAGCAAACGTACAAATCTCAACAACCCTTGATGGTGATTTTGCAACAGATGCAGAAGTTGCTACAGCAAAGCAAGAAGCAATTGATGCAGCAGCATCAGATGCAACTACAAAGGCTAACGCAGCCCTTTCAGATGCAGAAGACTACACAGATGCTGAAATTCTTGATGCTCTTGCTACAGCAGCAACAGATGCTACAAACAAGGCTAACGCAGCAGCATCTTCAGCAAATTCTTACACAGACGATGCAGTATCACAAGAAGTTCTTGACCGCAATTCAGCAATCTCATCTGCTATTTCAACAGAAGTAACAGATCGTGACAATGCAATCAGTTCAGCAATTTCTACAGAGGTTACAAATCGTAACTCTGCTATTGCAACAGCAAAGCAAGAGGCTAACGATTATACAGATGAAAAGATTTCAGATCTTGTAGATGGTGCACCAGGACTTCTTGATACCCTCAACGAGTTGGCTGCAGCAATTGCAGATGATGAGAACTTTGCAGTATCAGTAACAAACAACCTTGCACTTAAGGCTGACATTACTTATGTAAATTCAGAAATCTCAGATCTTGACTCAGCAGCACAGGGTTATGCCTCAACAGCAGAATCTAGTGCAAATTCATATACAAACTCTGCAATTTCTCAAGAAGTTTCAGACCGCAACTCTGCGATTTCTTCAGCAATTTCAACTGAAGTTACAAATCGCAATAGTGCAATCAACTCAGCAATCGCTGACGAAGTAAATGATCGAAATGACGCAATCGCTTCAGCAATTGCAGATCTTGATTCATCAAGCGCAACAGACTTAGCAAATGCTATTTCTCAAGAAGTTTCAGATCGTAACTCTGCAATTTCTTCAGCAATTGATGCCCTTGATACAGACGATATTGAAGAAGGTTCAAATAACCTTTACTTCACAGATGGTCGTGCTAAGGACTCAGCAGCAGCACTTCTTACAACTGCTAACCTAACAAATATCACAATTACTGGTACAGGTAATGGTGGTCTTACAATCACAGCAGAAAATGGTGTTGCAGATTCTGATACAGATGATCTTGATGAAGGTTCATCAAATCTTTACTTCACAGATGCTCGTGCAGTTTCTGCTCTTGAAGCAGTTACTCCAGACTTCCCAGCAGTAGAGATTGCATCAGTTGCAAAGCAGGTAGCAGCAGAAGCATCTGTTGCAACTGCAAGCACAAACACAGCAGTCTCATGGGCTAAGGCAGATTATCGTTCTGCTGAATTCCTTGTAAAGATTGCCAATGGATCTCATACAGAGGTTTCAAAGGTTATCTTGACACTTGACACATCAGATAACATAGCAGTTACAGAATACGCAATGGTTGGAACAAACGGTTCTCTTGGATCAGTTTCAGCAGATGTTTCTGGAAATGATGTTCGTCTTCGTGTTACAACCGCTAACAACAACTCAACAGTTGCTGCTATCGGAACACTTTTAAAGTAATAAAAAATAAATAAAAGAGGGAGTGGTGGATCTTGGCAACAGTAGATAAAGACTTCAAGGTCAAAAACGGACTAGTCGTAACTAACGGCGGTAGTTTCGGAGGATCTGTAACAGTAGGAGAACCTACGCTAGATACACATGCTGCTACTAAGGCATATGTCGATTCAGTAGTTGGCAGCACCTATGTCGGATCCACCGCTCCCCAATCACCAGAAGATGGTGATATGTGGCTTGATGAATTAACATCAAGAATTAATGTTTATTATTCTGGATCATGGATTACTCTAGCAGCAATTGATGATACATTAAATCTTCCACAGCATATCCATGATACTGCTATCGATGGAACTGGTTTTATTGTTTCTCAGTTTGTTAGTGCGGGTAGTTTTAATGATCCACAAGGGTCTCCTGTAGAGGGGGGATCCTATAACACCAACTCGTGGACATCTGTTTATGATGGTGGTGTAGCGATAGATAATTTCAATTAAAAATTGATGTTATAATAAGCGAAGAAATACAACGGTAGAAATACCAAGAGGAGAGATAAATGGCAACAAGAATGCAACAGCGCAGAGGTACCGCAGCACAGTGGACTGGCGCTAACCCAATTTTAGCAGCAGGTGAAATCGGTTTTGAAACTGACACCAACAAATTTAAGATAGGTAACGGCTCTTCAACTTGGTCAAGCCTTTCTTATTATGCATCAGCAGATGATTTAGCAGACCTAATCGATGGTGCACCAGATTTATTAAATACTCTTAACGAATTAGCAGCAGCCCTTGGCGATGACCCTTCTTTCCTCTCTGACCACGTAAACGGTACTACCAATGTCCACGGAATTGCTAATACAGCAGATCTTGCTACACAAGATTTTGTTACTGATGCAATTACAAACTCAACAGTAGATCAGTCAGCCCTTGCTGGTACAGGTATTGACTGGAATGCTGGTACAGAACAATTTGATATTGATAATACAGTTGTTACTCTTAATGGTACACAAACATTAACAAATAAGACACTCAGTGGCGCAGACTTAGGTGGATCATCTACTGCACAAACACAGTCAAATAGCGATAACTCTACTAAGATTGCTACAACTGAATTCGTTCAAACCAAGATTGATGGTTTGATTAATGGTGCTCCTGGAGCACTAGATACATTAAAGGAACTTGCTGATGCAATCGGAGACGATGCTAACTACGCTGCAAGCGTTACAACAGCACTTTCTGAGAGAGTATCAAAGGCTGGAGATTCAATGACAGGTGCCCTAACATTATCTGGCGCACCATCAGATGATCTACATGCAGCAACAAAGGGTTATGTAGATTCTGGAATTGGAGCACACAATGATGATCATACAAATGTGCACGGAATTGCAGACACAGACGCTTTGGCAACAAAAGACTATGCTGAAGCACAAGTAAACACACACAATTCTGATACAACAGACGTACACGGTATTTCTGATACATCAGCGCTTGCTACAAAAACATATGCGGACAACTCATCAGATGATGCCGTAACTGCACATAATGCATTAACTGCAAATGTTCATGGCATTAATAATACCGCAGAACTTGCAACACAAACACAGGTTGCTACTGCTGTAACAAACCATAATGGAGAAACAGAAAACGTACACGGTATTACTGATACAGCATCACTAGTAACATTAACAATTCTTGGAGAACACAATTCTGATACAACAAATGTACACGGAATTCTTGATACATCAGCATTAGCAACAACAGCAGATATATCAGATCATAGTTCTGCAACTGAAAATGTTCACGGAATTGTCGATACAGCAGACTTAGTTCTTACAGATGATGTTCGTTTGTCTGACACAAGAACGCCAACAGATAACACAGTTTCAACAGCAAAGATTGTTAACTCTGCTGTAACTGCAGATAAACTTGCAGGAGATTCTGTAACAGAAAGCAAGGTTGCTGACGGAGCAATTACATCTGGCAAGATTGCAAACGGTACAATTGTTAATGCTGACATTAATGCTTCAGCAGCAATTGACTGGACAAAGTTAGCAGTATCTTCAACAGTATCTGAGACAGAACTTGGATATCTTGACGGTGTAACCTCTGCAATCCAAACACAAATCGATGGCGTACCTGGCTTAATTGCAACTGCCAAGTCAGAAGCAATTGCAGATGCAACAGCACAGGTAAATGCCGTAATCGCTTCAGCACCTGCAGCACTTAATACTCTTGATGAGTTGGCTGCTGCACTTGGAGATGATGCTAACTATGCAGCAACTGTTACCACAGCACTTGCTGGCAAGGTACCATCTGCTACAACTATTTCACAAAAGACAGACTCATATACATTATCTTCAGTATCAGAAAAAGATACTTTGATTGAAATGGGTAAGGCTACTGCACAGACAGTTACAATTCCAACAAATGCAAGCGTTGCATTCCCAGTAGGTACATCATTAGATATTCTACAGACTGGTGCTGGACAGGTAACTATTGCTGGTGCAGCAGGTGTTACAGTAAATGGAACACCAGGTTTGAAGTTACGTACTCAGTGGTCATCTGCAACTCTCTTTAAGAGAGCAACAGACACTTGGGTTGTAATGGGCGACCTATCAGCGTAATAATATTTTAAATAAACAAAGGAGAGTAGCATGGCATCAAGTAAAAGAAAAGGTATTAAGTCCTCAGCGCAGGATAACTTTTTACAACCAGATCCAGTCACAAGTTTAAGTGCTTCAAATGTAGGCACAGGACGTGACTATGGTAATGGTGCTGTTGACCTTTCTTGGTCTTTGCCTGCTACTTCTCCAGCAGCAACATCTTATACAATTACAACAACTCCAGCAACAACAACAGTGGTCACTGGTAATGCAAATACAACATACCAATTTACTGGCTTATCTGGAGGAACATCTTATACATTTACAGTTGTAGGTACAAATGCAGCAGGTACTGCAAATCCAACAACAAGTTCTTCTGTTGCTGTTACTACAAAGCCAGGAACACCAAGTGGTGCCAGTGCATCTGCTTTATCAGCAAACACAAACAGAATTGAATGGTCTGCCCCAGCAAATGGTGGTAGCACAATTACATCATATACAATTACTGGTTCTGATGGATCAAGTTATACTGGTGTTACATCTTCACCATATGATGCTAACGATCCAGGTACAAATCCAGGATCACAAACTTATACAATTGTTGCTATTAATGCTAATGGTACATCTGCAGGTGTAACTACATCATCTGTTACAACTACCCCGCCATTCTTCCCATTCTTCCCTCCATTTTTCCCACCATTCTTCCCATTCTTCCCTCCATTTTTCCCACCGTTCTTCCCATTCTTCCCTCCATTCTTCCCACCATTCTTCCCGTTCTTCCCATTCTTCCCACCGTTCTTCCCATTCTTCCCATTCTTCCCATTCTTCCCACCATTCTTCCCGTTCTTCCCACCGTTCTTCCCACCTTACTTCCCATTCTTCCCGTTCTTCCCACCGTTCTTCCCTTACTTCCCATTCTTCCCGTTCTTCCCACCTTACTTCCCGTACTTCCCATTCTTCCCACCGTTCTTCCCACCGTACTTCCCATTCTTCCCACCATACTTTAGAGGTTGCGGATCCAACTGCGTATGCTTAGGAATTTGTATCTAAAATATGCAAAATTTAAATAGACATGCCTATGGAGAAATTAACACCTTCTCCAAAGGTATGCTATAATTAAAAAGTAAAAGGAGATAACTATGCATTTTGTACTAGCAGAAAATAACGACTCATCTTGGCAGGTAGTATTTGAATTTACCTTCTCTACAGATGAGAGAAAAAATATTTTAGATGCAGCACTTGCATCAAATCTCCCAATTACTATGATGGAAACAACATCTTTTAAAAATCAAGCAAAATCAGGGGCAACTTGGAACGGAACATCATTCTCTGGAGGACATGTTGCTGATGGAATGGAATATTTAGACTTGCCATCAGATGACGAATTCTGGTCTACAAGAAGAACATATTCTTTTATTTGTGATAATGTTATTATTGCAATGATTGTTGCAAATGAAGGCACTGCAATTGGCCAGTATTTAAATGAGCATCTTGCTAAAGATAATATTAAAATGATTAAGGTTCCAGAAGGTAAAAAGATTATGGTTGGAGAATCTGTTCAGTTTGACAGTTCTTCAAACACACTGCTTTAATAATTTCCTAACAGAACGGATTTATCATGTACGAATATGATGAAAACCAGAATCCATGGTTTACAAAAGATCGCTCAGAAACGGCATCAAATAGATATCCAACAAAAACATTGCCAAACGGCGTCATTGTAGAAAACCCTGGGCTTGGTTTAAACATTTATAGAAATGTCTTTTCTAAAGAAGATGCTGATAGATATATCAATACACTAGAGTCAAACCTAGATGGCAGCAAAGGCTACCGTTGGTCAGAAGCCCAAGTAACAAATTCTAATACGCCAATTAAAAGAGCAAGAGATTGTGTAGACTTTAAATTTAAGCCAGAAAATCTTGGCGCTAGGAATGATCAAAATGCCGAACTACTAGACCTACATAAAGAAATATATGATAAGTTAAAATTATGCATAGATGAATATGCAGCATATTGGGGAATTAATGTTATCTATTATGAAGCATTTAACTTTGTAAAATACGAAGGTGAAGGAAAGCATTTTAATATTCACGCAGACCATGGTCCAGCCTATAATGCAACCGTCTCTGCGGTTATTTATATTAACGATGACTATGAGGGCGGGGAAATACAATTCCCAAGACTAGACGGATATACACTTACTCCAAAAGTTGGAGATATTGCTGTGTTCCCATCTAACTACATTTATGAGCATGCATCTCTTCCAATGAAGAGCGGTACAAAGTATTGTGTCGTAATTATGACTGACATTAATGAGTTAGGCCATAAGTAGTGAGTATAGATTATAAAAAAATACTTTTTAAATCATACAGACCCTGGCTAACTAAAGAAAGCAAGTCTGTTCCAACACCAACACAAAAAGAAATACCACAGTGGTATAAGGATGCAGATAGGTTTGCAAAAAATCCATTTAATGGAGAATATTACAAAGCACCAAAAGAGGTTTGTCCATTTCCTAAAGCAGGAACCACAGATGACTACGGCATGATTCCAACATGGAAAGCCTGTCCAGCAATTTTAGATGCTTTTATGACTGGATATGTTCTTAAAACACCGTGTGATCTGATTTTTTCAAAAAATGTTACAGGTTCCCTGGACGTTAAAGTTGATAATCCAATGTATCAAGATTTTTGTTCAGTAAGGCCACCTATGCCTCAGTTTGAACATCCTGCAGGATACTACAAGAGTCATTTTGCTTGGATGCCAGACTGGGGACTAAAACTGCCAGATGGATATAGTGCTTTATTTATGACACCAATGAACAGATTTGATTTACCATTTATGAATACAACGGGTATTGTTGATTCTGATAAGGTTGAATTATTAGGCAGTTTTCCATTTTTTATTATAGATGGTTGGGAAGGTACTATTCCAGCAGGTACACCATTTTTACAGGTTTTGCCATTTAAGAGAGAAAATTGGGAACACGAAATTGAGATATTAGATTCATCAAGCATATATGCTAAAATAGTAGATAACGCAAATATTTATCGCCAGCCAGATGGCGGGGTATACAAAGATAAAGTTTGGACAAGAAGAGAGTATAAGTAGAAGGAGATATCATGTCAACTTGGACAGATAAAGAGACATTAGGGTTTGGCATCACTTGCTATAGAGGTGTTATTAAGCCAGAACTAAATATTATAGAAAGACTAGAAAATACCCTAGGCTCACCAGCACCTTGGGGAGAATTATCTGAAGAAGGAAAGCAGTACCATTGGCTACCAGCATATGTTGGATATCAGCAGTTAATGCCAGACTATCGTGATTGCTATGACTTTAAGTTTAAAAAAACAGATATTGAAAATGATAAAAGTGAAGACTCTCTTCTACTTCAGCAAATTTGGCAAGACGTATATGATGCACAGGCACCAGTAGTTGATGATTATAGAAAAGACTATAACATCATGCCATTAAAGTATTGGGAAGCATTTAATTTTATTAAGTACGGACCAGGGCAGCACTTCAAAGAACACCATGATCATGGTTTTTCATACAACTGTACTGTATCATTAGTAGCATACATCAATGATGATTATGATGGCGGAGAGTTATACTTTAGATTACAGAATTTAAATATAAAGCCAAAGGCAGGAGACCTGTATGTCTTCCCTTCAAACTTTATGTATCCGCATCAGGCAATGCCAGTACACTCTGGTACTAAATATTCTATTGTCACAATGCTAGACTATAGCAGAAAGTATCATACTCCAGATATGTATGATCCAAAGTGGGCAAATGAATAATGCTAAATATTTCAGTTGAAAAATTATACGGCTGTAACTTTGATATTCAGCCAATGTCAATTAAAAGAGATTGGATGGATGTAACATCTGAAAAGCATGCATATAGATGTTTTCCTGTTACACAAGCAAACGTTGTTGGCTGGAATCTTTCTTGTAAAGAAGATATAGTATTTTTTTGGGATGGCATTAATGATCAAACAGATCAACACGTAAAAATTACTAGTCCTGAAGGCTCATATGCAGGTAGAGGTCAGTCATCAATAAGTCTTAATACATCATTGATTTTTAGGACTGACCCAGATGTAAGTATTTTAACGATTAATCCCGTTAATTACTTTAACGAAGATTTTGAAACAATGTCTAATCTAATAAGTACTTCTTTTTATGATAATCCATTGCCATTAGCACTTAAGGCAAAAAAGGCAAATCAAGAAGTTGTTATAAAGGCTGGAACACCAATTGCAACGATTATTCCAATTTCTTTAACCAATTTAAATAATACAACTATTGAGATTGTAGCGTATCAAGATCCAGATCGTAAAAGACAACAAGCAAACATAAATTATGGAACAGCAGCACAAGTCGTTAACTCATCTGGAGAATGGACAGACTGGTATCGTGAGGCAGTAGACGAAAATGGAACATCCCTTGGATCACATGAAGTTAAGACATTAAAACTAGATGTAGTAGATAGGTCAGGGTTTTGATGAGTGATCAATTAAAACCAAGCCACACAGATATTGTAAATCAATATATTGCTGACGCAAAAGCACAAAAGATTAATCACTATATTATAACTGTCTCTAGAGATGGAGAATCACCAGTCAGATCCATTATTTCCTATGACAATGTTGTAGATGCTGTTGCGGGATATCAAATGTATCAGGATGCTGGATTTGCAAGAAATTTTTTAACAGTTTCTTTATATGAACCATCTGGGAAAATTAATACCAAAGTTTTAAAAAGAAATCAGGCAGGGGATCCATCTTTTGTTAGACAAAACTACATTGATACAACTGATGCCCTATATGCTATCAAAGATAAACTTAATAAAGAAGACTATGAAAAACTATGCCTCAAAATCGCACAGTCATTTGGTAGAGATAACTGGCGTTTTGATGTCGAAAGATTTCTTACAAAACTAGAAGTGGAGGCAAAAATCCAGGAGCATTAACCTGTGATATAATCTTATTATGAAGCCAGAAGATGCAGTTTTAGCAATACGACACCCATCCATTACACCGTCAGGATTTTTCGGCAGTGGACCAGATAACATTATTGAATTACAAAACTTTATGACAGATGAAGAAGTTGATTTTTTAGATAATGCAGCAAGAAATTTAACAATCTGGGATATTACAGAAAGCCATAAAAATGAAAATGGTACCATCACCTATGATGCTGATTACTGGAAAGATAGAGTCTGCAGTGCTCCATCTTTAAATCAAAATGATCCAAAGATTGTTCCAGTTATTGTGGGTTTGTTTAATAGACTGCAACCAATTATTGAAGATTTCTTTAAGGTAAAGGTTCAGCCAACTGGACAAACAATAGTAAAGTGGAATCCAGGACAGTTCCAATTACCTCATGCAGATAAAGAACTGCACTCTGGACCAGATGCAGGAACGCCAAATGACTTTCCTAATTATGATATAGCAAGTTTATTTTATATTAATGATGACTACGAGGGCGGAGAGTTATATTTTCCAAACCAGGGTATACAGTTTAAACCTAAAAGAGGTTCCGCATACTTCTTCCCTGGAGATATGAATTACGTGCATGGAGTTACAGAAATACGAGAAGGATTTAGATATACCTGTCCATTTTTCTGGGAGATTTTAGAGCATACTGGAGAAGAGAAGCCAGATTTTAATAAAAAATATGATAGAATTTTCCCAAATGATGAGGCAATCAGACAGTGGGATCCAAAAAATGGGATTAGGAAGTGACTATGGAAGTATTAGAGATATATCCAAAGATTGTAGTTTATAGAAATGTTTTTGAAGATGCCAAAAAGGTAGAGCAAATTCTTAAAGACTCAACAAGTAATGACCCAGATAGACTTCTAAGCGAATGGACAAGATGGTCTATATTTGGCGATTACTTGAATCCAACAATTCCAGGTAATTTTCCTAGAGGATTTAATCAGCAAGCAATTGACGAATTGGAGGCAAATACTCCAGCACAAGAAGATCATAAATACTTCTTGCAGGAATTATGGAATGGTTACAATAAAGTTGGTAGAGACTATTTAGATAAATTTGGTGCAGAGTTTGGTTTTGATGAAGAAGAGATGACTGAAGACCAGGATGGCAATAGATTGCCTAGATGGCAAATGTATGGTCCATCTATCTGTAAGTATGATTCCTCTTGGGAACACCCAATGGCGATGACATATCATTCTGATTATATTAGAGAGCCAATAACAAGTCCAGGATATAAATTTGCAGTAACAGTTAATGCATATTTTAATGATGACTACGAAGGTGGTCAAATTGATTTCTATGCAGGCAATGAACTGTATAGTTATAAGCCAAAGGCTGGCGATTGGTTAGTATTCCCATCTGGACATCCAGAGGTATTAACTAAGGACGAGAAGGTATACTTACATGGAGTTGTTGCTCCAACTCAAGGTCATAAATATTTCTCTAGAATGTATTGGAGAAAGTATGCTAACGGTGCGCCAGAGTGGTTTGAAAAAGAAAAAGAATATGGCAAAGAAGTATGGGCTTCAATGCAGGATGAAATTATGGAAAAGTTCCGTAATTCTGTTCCAAATAGATTCGAAATCCCAGAAGGAGTGAGAATAAATAATGAATTTAACCAATAAGAAAAGAGTAAATAAGGACTTAGTTCTTTATGAAAACTTTATCGATGCTGATACTGCTGCAAAATTAATTAAGATTTTGGATAAGCATGCAGAGAGTGGAAAACTATCATGGACACCAATCTCATTCTATGAATCATATTCATCAGTGTTGCCTCAAGATAATGACGAGGACATTATTGCAGAAGGTTTAGCACCAACAATATTTTCTGATATGAAACAAGGAATCATTAATGCTGTTGCAAGTGTTCATGACCTTGATCCAAAGATTATTTGTCAAATTGGATATCATACTCAAAAATGGGAACCAGGAGCATATGCTCGTATTCATTCTGATAACACAGATGAAAAAGGAAACTCAGGTGCTTTTACAAGAAGTAGATATGCTGCGTTCTTATATCTAAACGATGACTTTGAAGGTGGTCTACTAAACTTCCCATCAAACGATGTTTCTATTAAGCCACAAGTTGGTATGCTTGCCGCATTTGATGGCGGGTTTAATAATATGCATGAAGTCACTATGATTACTAAAGGCGTTAGGTACACCCTAGGTTCATTCTGGGATGATCGTGAAGAAGATGCCTATCCACAAGAGTTAAGAGACGCTTGGGCTAAAGAGATGGAAGAAACAAGAGCCTATCAAGCAAAAGAAAAAGCAGAATGGCAAGAACTATTAAAGGAAGGGTATAAGTTAGACCCAGACGGAAATAAGTACAAGGTTGAGGAATAATGTCAATGCTATTTATGGAAAAAGAGTTTCAGGAAGCAGGCTACGAAACAAGTAGGTGGCGTGATGATATGGAAGTTCTTGTTGTCCATAATTATATGACAGAGGATGAATTTGCTCAGGTTTGGAAAGTTATTGATGAAACTCCAGAAGAAGATTGGTCAATTCATTACAGACAACATCTCAAGCAATTCTGCTTGGAAAAGTTTGGTAGAGATGACGTAGAAAATCTTGTTGCTGAAGGAAAGTACGAGATTACCCTTGGATGGGATGACAAAAATTATGATGTTTCTGGGTCCCCATTGGCGCTTAGTCTTCAAACAAAGTTTCACAATCTTTTACAGAAAGCAGATCCTAGTTTAGAGTTAGCAGGCTTTGCAACATTACAAAGAATGCAAGAAGGGGTTCAATTAAAGTCACATACAGATCAGCACACAGACCCATCAATTAAATATGCTGCTATACTATATCTTAACGATGACTATGCGGATGGAACCCTATTCTTTAAAAACAAAGATATAGATTTACGTCCAAAACCAAGAGACCTTCTTGTATTCCCAGGCAACGAAGAATATGAACACGGAGTAAGGTTTGTTGGAGCAGGTCCAGTAAGATACGTTTTAGTTGGGTTTGTAAAAGTAAGAGGCTTTTACGATAACAACAAATACTAAAGGAGTGGTTATGAATAAAGAAATACTAGAAGAAAAAGTTTACTACTATACAGATGTTATAGCAGATCCTAAGAAACTTGTTGCTGCGATTGACAACTTGGACTCAAGTGTTTGGGGCGAGTGGATGGCATGCAGTGGTTTAGAATATGTTTATGGAGAAAGCAAGGATATCTTGCCTAGACATATGAGAGATTCTGATAACGAAGAGTATGACTATATTTATAACACAATCAATGATGCTATGCATGCTGTAGCAAGAGACTATGCTGAGGCTATGGGTAATACTGATGATCCAAAACTTTTTCCAGTACACCCTATTAAAAAGTACAAGGCTGGAACCTTTATGGGAGCACACTTTGATCAGCAAGAAGGTGACGAAAGACTTAAGTATTCTTTAGTTATGTACCTTAATGATGATTACGAAGGTGGAGAGATTTCGTTCTCAATTAGAAATCCAGAAGGAGTAATTCAAGGTGGAACTCCAGCAGAAGATTTTGAAGTTGCAAAACAAAATAAGTCTTATAGTTTTGCTGTAAAACCAAAAGCGGGTAGTGTAATTATTTTCCCACCATCACCACCATATCACCATACTGCACACTTAGTTAAGAGTGGTTTTAAGTATATGGTTCCGCAACACTGGATTCACTAAAACCATAACCCTCAATAATACAATTAGAGTTTACAAAAAATAAAAACTCTGGTATACTTAATCAATAACAGTTTTTAAAGGAGCATATCTGTGTCTGATTTTTTTAGTTTTCGTTTGTCTGAAGAGTTCATAAGTGAGTATAAAACAAAGGAACCGCCATTTGGTTTTGCAGACGCTGGTGGTAATTCTTTAGGAGAGATTACATTTATTCGCACCTACTCCCGTATGAAGGAAGATGGAACTAAAGAAAGATGGCATGAGGTTTGTCGTAGAGTAATCGAGGGTATGTACTCAGCCCAGAAGAATCACGCAAAAGAAAACAGACTACCTTGGAATGACTATAAGGCACAGTCATCTGCAAAAGAAGCCTTTGATAGATTGTTTAATTTAAAGTGGACACCACCAGGACGAGGCCTATGGTCTTTTGGCACGGCACTTACAATGGAAAAGAAGAATTCAGCAGCACTACAAAACTGCGCTATGGTATCTACTAAAGACATTGATCGCAATGACCCAGGTGCTCTATTTGCTTGGACTATGGATGCCCTAATGATGGGTGTAGGTGTAGGGTTTGATACTGTCGGAGCAGACAAGAATTTGCCTATTTATAGCCCAACAGAGCCACCACAGGTATACGAAATCCCAGATACACGGGAGGGATGGGTAGAATCCGTTAGACTTCTTATAAACTCATATTTAAAGCCTAATATGTATATTCAGGAGTTTAACTATGACCTTATTAGACCTCTAGGAGCACCTATCAAGGGCTTTGGAGGCACTGCAAGCGGTCCTGCACCACTTATCCAACTACACAAGCAGATCACGTCTGTAATCGGCGGTAGAGCAGGAGAAACCCTAGATTCAAGAGCAATAGTAGACATCGTTAATCTCATTGGTACCTGTGTGGTATCAGGAAATGTCAGACGATCTGCGACATTGGCTTTGGGTGGAGCAGAAGATCAAGACTTTATGAATTTGAAGAATGCTGAGGTTTTTCCAGATCGTAACTCATTTGATCCAGAAAAGCCAGGTTGGGCTTGGATGTCTAACAACTCTATTTCTGCGACGGTAGGTACAAAGTACGAAGATTACGTAGACCTAATCGTTGATAACGGAGAGCCAGGATTCATTTGGCTTGACGTTGCTAGAAACTATGGCAGACTTAAGGATGCACCAGATGGTAAAGACTACCGTGTAATGGGATTTAATCCTTGTGCAGAGCAGCCATTGGAATCATACGAATTGTGCACCTTAGTCGAGGTACATTTAAATCGTCATGAATCCAAGGAGGACTTTCTACGCACCCTTAAGTTTGCCTACCTCTATGGCAAGACTGTAACGCTAATCCCTACACACTGGCAACAGACAAATGGTATTATGCAACGTAATCGTCGTATTGGAACATCACTTACAGGTATAGCATCATTCTCAGACAAATTTGGTTTGCCTGTTGTGCGTGAATGGATGGACGAAGGCTATGAGACTATTCGTAAATATGATCATTCCTATTCTGAATGGTTATGCGTTCGTGATTCCATTAGAGTCACAACTGTTAAACCATCAGGGTCTGTATCAATTCTTTCTGGCGCAACTCCAGGAGTACACTGGGCTCCAGGCGGAAACTATTTCTTGAGAGCAATTCGTTTTGGGAATACTGACCCAATGATTCACTTGTTCAAGGCTGCTGGATATAAGATGGAAGCAGACCTTGTATCTGCGAATACAACTGTCGTATATTTCCCAGTACATTCTGGACATGCAAGATCTGAAAAAGAAGTTACATTATTTGAGAAGATTGCGCTTGCTGCTACTGCTCAGAAATACTGGTCTGATAACGGCGTGTCTGTAACGCTTTCATTTGACAAAGAAACTGAATCAAAGCATATTGCGCCAGCACTTCACATGTACGAAGGACAGTTAAAGGCAGTTTCATTCTTGCCGATGGGAAATAAGGTATATCCACAGCAACCGTATACTGAAATTACAGAAGAAGAATATAACTCATATATTGGCCAAATCAAAAAGATCGACTGGTCTGCCATCTACGACGGAGCAGAAAATCTTGAGGCACAAGGCGAAATGTACTGTACTACAGATGCTTGTGAAATAAAAATATCTTAGTATGATAAAATAGACTCACAATGTCTACTCCGTCAAACCTATATGCAGAAAAAATATATGCTGAACATCCACAATTCATGTGGGCTTTGGATGATCAAGCAGATTATGTTTCTTTAATTTCTGAAGCCAATAGAGAAATATCTTTGTGGTCTATTGATAACGGAGCATCTATTGAAACAGAAGAATTGCTGGATGCACCATTTCCTAATAGCATAATTAACAAGATTACACCAGGTGCAGTTTTGGGTGAAACCTTTTCTACAACACTAGTAAGTCCAGAATTAGTAAATGTTGACGACTTAAACCAAGTACTCAAAACATTTTCTATAGGATCTTATTTTTATACAACAAGCCCTTACGCACTTAGTCTTGAAATTGGGTATAGGTATTATGATGATGCCTTAGAGTCTTATGTTGATGTTTTAAGACCATATGAAGTATCGTTAAAAGACAAATGGTACTTTATATCAGAAACCTTTAGTCCAGACTTTGATAATTCATCTATTAGACTAGTTGTTAAAATTAATTACTTGGGTCAGTCTACAGAACTAACCGATTATGTTTTTTATGTCAATGGAGTTACTTTTGGTCAATGGGCAGAAGAGTTTCAATCAAGTTCACTTGGAGTTTCAACTGTTACATTGCCAACCGATATTGCGCTAACTTCTTCAGAGGTTGTGCCAGCAGCAGCGTATGGTTTATCCGATACATATGGATATTATTTTGTAAATAGCAAGTCATTAGTTGCTAAAAACTTTGGTGTTCCAATGGTGTTTGGTTCAACAAATATTACAAAGATATATGAAAATAGTAATAAGCCAAGTTTGATTATTCCTTCAAATGGAATGTTGTCTGATGGAGGAAGGTATCAAGACTTTACTCTAGAGTTTTGGCTAAGAACAAATAATTCATCTTCCCAAGCAAGAAGAATTGTTGGACCTATCGCATCAACAGACGGTATATATTTAGACGGACCATTCTTAATATTAAAGATTAACAACTATTATCAATCATATTATATTGGTCAATGGGAACGTCCAATGCTTATTGATTGGAAATACTCAAATAACCTATCTACAATTTTATTAAATGGTGAAGAGGTTATATCTTTAACTATTGATAGCGCAAATCTATCACTTCCAGATAAGTTTAATGCTCTTAAAGATCAGGATTGGATAGGTTTTTATGCATACTCTGATGTACAGCCTATTGAATTAGACTGTGTTGCTATTTATCCATACCTCGTACCTTCATTGGTTGCTAAGAGAAGATTTGTATATGGTCAGGGAGTCCAGTACCCAGAAAACCTTAATGCGTCATACGGTGGAAGTTCTGTAGTATTTGATTATGCGTTTGCAGAATATACAAAAAATTACAACTACCCAGACTTAGGCTCATGGTCTCAGGCATCATTAGATAATGTTATTGTAGAAGATAACTACTTAACTACGCCAAAGTTTTCTATTCCTCAAGTCTTTATAAACGATACTACTAAAACAGAACAGATGTTGTTTACTGATTGTGCAGTAATTCAAAACGAGGATGAGTTATTTTTAAACCTCAGACCATCTACAAGTTGGAACAATGTCAACTCTTATTTGTATTTTGATAAGTTTAATTTAAATGGACAACAAATTCACGCATTCTACGGAATATTTAAAAAGCCAGACGTATATTCTGGAACAGAAGTTCTTATGCGTTTAGAAGATCAGGCTTCAAATTATTTTTCTATTGAGTGCGTTGGAAACGATGTTAGATATATTTTAAAATATGGTGAAGATGATCCAGTAACAATATATGAATCATTCTCAGTTTCTAATGAATCCCCATTTGCTGTTGGATTAGAGATAGATGTTTTCAGAGATACTTTTGGTGGAAACGTTACTTCATTTTTTACCAACTCTAATCTTTCTTTGTATATTGGCGGAACAAAGAATTTTGATAAAACGTTTACGGGTAATATTTATAAAATAGGTTTATGTTCTGAAAAGAATGTTAAGGATATTGCAAATCTATTTGATGAAATTGGTGTGCCAAAAGATTATGAGAATATATTTAATTTATACGGACCTGGAGTTGACTACGATGGCGGAACGGCAGATCAAACATTCTGGACTTACATTCTTAATGGCGGTACATATGCAGACTTCTTAACTATCCAGTTACAGGCCCATAAGCCAAGTTGCGCTATTGCCCCTAAAGATTATTTTGATAATTTTTATTTAGACACAGACTTTAAGGGATCTTGGAAAGACTATGTACCTTTATCGTACTTTGGTCAATATATCACTGATGAGTATGGGGATAGTAAATTTGGATTAGATTTTATACAGTTTAATATTAATTATCCAGCACCAACAAAGTTTAAGGAAACAGAAGTTATAAGTGAAGATGGATGGCTTTATTCTGAACTTGCAGCAGAATATTCTTATCCAGCACAAAGAACCTACGAATCTCTTGATAACTTTTTATATACTGGGTATGTTGATTATCAGGATTTAGCAGAAAAATCTATCAAGACATATTCTTATGATACATCAAGTTCTATTTTAAAAACATATATAACTTTTGAATATCTAGAAACTGGAGCCAACGCAGTAGATGGATTTTTTGTCAATACGCAAGATGTTCCAAAAAATGGAGTGATCACACCTGGAAGTGAGTGGGTAAACACAAAGTATGAGGTTGTTGATAATATAATTATTTATCCACCTAAAGGTGTTGATTTTAATAAAATTGCTATTGTTATGCATCTTGAGTTTGACGTTGAAGGTGTAAAGTATCAACCAATTAAAATTAAAAACTTGCAATTAGCATCTCAGGCATTTAATTATAATACAGCAAACAACGTCGGTACAAGATTTGGAACTAACGTATATCCATATGTTAATAATGGATATTATTATAACTATAAAGCCAAAAATCCTTTTACTATTTATAAAGGATCTTCCCCATATCTTTATCTAACTAGACATTCGGGATTAGAAATCCGTGGCGACTACGATCCACAGATTAATCGTGGTGTTGCTATACCAGTTAATGCCAATAAGTCACAAAATTATGAAGTGATGGCTATGCAATCTTTGGTTAGGTTTAATGGGGACTTCTTCCCATATGCTCCTACACAAATTATGCAAATTAATGCAAAAGCAAAAACAATTAAATTTTATATGGTTGCAAATCATCCAACAGGCAAAAGAGCAAAGATATATGCTATAGACGGTAATACAGGTGCCCTATACAGTGGAATTGTATTTTACTTAAATGGTAAGGTTGTCAAAGAACCAGTTATTAATATTAATGAGTGGTCAATGCTAGGCATAGGCTTCCCAAGCATTTTAAATTTCAAATCTTACGCTGGATCAATTATGATAAATGGTCCTATTATTTTTAATAGTTTGTCTTATTATCAGACAACAAATCTACAGGCAATTCAGACTGTAACTCAGAGACCTTGGGCAAGAGTAAAGTTTGCTGCCGATGGCCTATTTGATTGGGAATACTGGAACGACTATTTCTTGTGGCAGGGAGTACTTGTTCAGTCCTCAGTAAGTTACTACGGTGTAAATCCATCAGACCTATACAAGGCCTACACAGGAACAAATAAAATTATTATTGACGATAGTCGTGTATTTAGCATCAATGGGTACGAATACTCTATATTTAAAGACCTAACATGGCAATCACAAATCTCAGATCCAGTATAATATGGTATACTGGTGGTTATGAAAAACAAAGATCAGTCACTTTTTGGTAAAGACGGAAAGCCACGCATGCCAGGCCAGATTGGCGAAACTAAGGTAACTTTAATAGATAAACAGTATGACTGGGGTATCTACGTATGGAAGAAGGCTAACGGTAAGTGGTTTACAGATGGTCAAGGAAATATTTTAAATATTCCTTCAATGAAGGGTGATCTTGGTAAGATTGCAGAATTAAAGCAAGCAGCAGCATATTATGGAGAGCCAGATGGCGAAGCATATTTTTTCGCTGGTATGGGTAGAGTCACTGACGAAGAGTATTCTGAGCAAGTAGATAGAATGAAGGCTGGCTTAATTCCAAACCTAAATGACCTAGGTGCTGTTCAGGCAGCAAAAGATACAATTGCTAAATATGGAGATGAATAATGGACGAAGATCAAGTTTTTATTAGTGCAAATATAGATACCCCAACAAGTTTTATGGATCAGTTTAAGCAGGATGATCCATTCAATAAGAACTGGTCAGAGATCAAGACATATGCAGGACTCGACAATAACTTTAAGCGTCGTGCAAATAGGCTAACCGAAAAAGCAGAAGCACCAGAAAATATGCAGGGGTACATTGATTCTGCAAGAGCAGAAAGCACTGGTATTAATGGAGCAAAGTCTAAAGAGATAAATCCTGGCACAGTATATAGAAATGCCTATGGTTTGTTTGATGTAATTACACCACCATGGAATGTTTATGAACTTGCAAACTTTTACGACACATCATTTGCAAACCATGCTGCAATTGATGCAAAGGTAGAAAATGTAGTTGGTTTAGGATATGATTTTGAAGTATCTCCTAGCACCATGTTGAGACTTGAGTCAAATCAAGATTCTGAACAGGTTAATAGAGCAAGAAATAGAATTGAACGTGCAAAGATTGAAATGCATCAGTGGCTTGAATCATTAAATAATGATGATTCTTTTACTACTACAATGACAAAAGTTTATACTGACATGCAGGCAATCGGAAACGGATACCTTGAAATTGGTAGAACGACACGTGGAGAAATTGGATATATTGGACATATCCCTGCAACTACAATGCGTGTACGTCGCCTACGTGATGGATATGTTCAGATTATTGGACAGAAGGTTGTTTACTTTAGAAACTTTGGTGCTAAGAATCCAAATCCAATTACTGCGGATCCAAGACCAAATGAAATTATTCATTTCAAGCAATACTCACCTTTAAATACTTTTTACGGTGTTCCAGACATCATGTCTGCAATTAATTCACTATACGGTGATCAGTTAGCATCACAATATAATATTGATTACTTTAGCAATAAGGCTGTGCCTAGATATGTTGTAACATTAAAGGGTGCACGTTTGTCTAGCGATGCAGAAGATAAGATGTTTAGATTCCTTCAGACAAACCTAAAAGGACAATCACACAGAACTCTCTATATTCCGCTTCCAGGAGATTCAGATAATAATAAGGTTGAATTTAAGATGGAGCCAATTGAGAATGGCGTACAGGAAGGTTCATTTGAAAGATATCGCAAGCAAAATCGTGATGATATTTTAATTGCTCATCAGGTACCATTGTCAAAAATTGGTGGAGGAGATTCGGGTGGCATTGCTTCGGCCCTTTCACAGGATCGTACATTTAAGGAGCAGGTTGCAAGACCAGCACAGAAAGAATTAGAAAAAACCTTAAGTAAAATTATTAAAGAACGAACAGATATTTTAGTTCTTAAGTTTAATGAGTTGACATTAACTGACGAAATCGCACAGTCTCAGATTTTGGAAAGATACGTTAAGACTCAAGTTATGCTTCCAAATGAGGCTAGATCTGCTCTAGGTCTTCCACAAAGGGAAGGAGGAGATGAGCCTTTTAATCCTAAGCCAGAGCAAGCAGCAAACGATAATGCTGATAGGGCGAGGGATGGAGAACGAACAAACAACCAGTCTGATGGTCCTGCTACAATTAGTGGCAGAAACCCAAAGGGTGAAGGTAGATCAACTTCTTGATATCCACAGGGTTATCCACAAGTTATTAACATTTGTGTAAAAAGGCTATATAATATATACTAGTATGACTATATCCAAGGCTCATTGGGATACCAATGGCGACTCAGTAAGACTTTCCCTTCCATTTGCGAAGGTTGATAAGGAGAGACGTATCGTCTCTGGTTTTGCATCTCTTGATAATGTTGATAAGCAAGGCGATATAGTTACAGCAGATGCATCTATGAAAGCATTTTCTGCATTCCGTGGAAACATTCGTGAAATGCATCAGCCATCCGCAGTTGGTAAAATGGTTAACTTTAAGCAAGATAAATATTTTGATGCAACTACTAAAAAGTTTTACAATGGAGTTTTTGTATCTGCATATATTTCAAAAGGTGCACAAGATGCATGGGAAAAAGTTTTAGACGGTACATATACAGGATTCTCAATTGGTGGCCGTATGAATAAGTGGGACGATGGCTATGATGAGAAGTCAGACTCTACAATTAGAATTATTAAAGATTATGATCTCGTAGAATTGTCACTAGTTGATTCTCCAGCAAACCAGTTTGCAAATATTATGCAAGTTGAAAAGGTTGATGGTGTTGCTGTTGTTAAGGGTCAAGATGTTGCATTAGAAAATGTCTTTTATGATGAAGCGTCTGGCTTAGTTATGGTATCAGAAGAAGAATCTGTAACAAGTCCAGTTAACGGAAATGAAATGAAAAATATAGGGTTCGTTGAAAAAACGGATAATGAAAAAATGGATATAGTCAAATTCTTAGTAGATAGTGCTAAAGGCATTGATGCTAAGATAACAAAGGAGGAAAATCCTATGTCAAAGAAAACAAAGACTGAAGAAGTCGAAGTTGCTAAGGCAGAAGAAATCGCTCCAGAGGCTGTTGCCGAAACTCCTGTAGTCGAAACTGAAAAATCAGATGAAGTTGTTGATGAAACAACTGAAAAGACAGATGATGTTGTAGAAACAACTGAAGTCGCTGAAACAGAAAAGGCTGCACATCCAGATAAGGAAACCGAAGAAGAAGATTCTAAGGAAGGTCCTGACGCTGAGATGAAAGAAGAAGAAAAGGCAAAGAAGTCAGACGAAGTAATTGTTGATGCAATTACGGATGTTAAAAATACACTTACATCAGCCTTTAGCGATTTAGTTGAAACTGTGAAGTCTTTGCAGGCAGAAGTAGAAATGCTTAAGTCTACAAAGGTTGATACAGAGTTAGTAAGAAATTCTCTTGATGCAGTTGCCAAAGATATTGCTGCAGCAACAGAACAAGTAAATAGATTTGGAAAGAGAGTAGATGCAGTAGAAGCGGACACTGCTTTCCGAAAGTCTGGCGATCTAGGCGAGATCGTGCAGGAACAACCAGAAATGGTTGAAAAATCCTTATGGGGCGGACGTTTCCTCAAAACAGCCGACTTATTTAAATAAGCAAAGAAAAACTTGGAGGTGACAATATGTCGGAAGAGTTAATTAAAAATCAGCCAGGTGAGTCTGGAGAACTTGGTGGTACAACACCAGGTCTTTACCAGCCTCAAGGTTCATTTGCATCAGGATCTGATGCAGGTTCAAATGTACCTGGCAACTACACAACAGGCGGTGTCCTAGGCAATATTCCAAATGCAAATTTGGGTTTGACAACAGGACCTAACGCAGTAAATCCTTCGGGTGAGGCTGGAAGCGGTATTCTCCGCCCTGAACAAGCACAGCGTTTCATTGATTATGTATGGGATGCTACTGTTCTCGCCCAAGATGGTCGTCGTGTAACTATGAGAGCAAACACCATGGAACTTGAAAAAGTTAACGTTGGTGAGCGTGTAATCCGTGCTGCTGCTCAAGGTATCGGTGATTATACAAATACTGGTGCAACATTCACTAAGGTAGAACTTACAACAAAGAAGATTCGTCTCGATTGGGAAGTTTCTGCTGAAGCACTAGAAGACAATATTGAGGGGGCTGCACTTGAAGACCATCTCGTTCGTCTTATGACAAACGCATTTGCTAATGATATCGAAGATCTCGCTATCAATGGTGATGGATCAACAGGCAACTTCCTTTCTATTATGAAGGGCTTTGTCAAGAAGCATCAGGATAACGGTGACTCACATGAGGCAGTCGTTACAGTTGCTGACAACGCTTGGACACCAGAAGTAATGCAAGAAATCGTTCTTGCAATGCCACGTAAGTATCGTGCACTTAAGAACAATCTTAAGTTCTACGCAGGTACAGACGTGTTTGCTGGTATCGTAAAGCATAACGGTACACTTGCTGATGCTATTGCTGAAGCAATGGGTAATCGTGTTGCTGGTACATCTGCAAATCGTCAGGCATACCTTGATGGTTCTGCACAGACATTCGGTGGAGCACGTACAACACGTGTACTCGGAATCGATGTACAAGAAGTTCCTTACTACCCTGCAGGATATGTCGATTTGACATTCCCACAGAACCGTGTTTGGGGCTTCCAGCGTGATATCGTCGTTAACCGTGAATACAAGGCGAAGAAGGACACAATTGAATACACAGTATTCGTCCGCTTCGGTATTCAATGGGAAGAAGAAGACGCAATTGCGTGGGCAGATGCTGCAGCAGATGCATAATCTGTAGTCAGTACCTTTTGAGAGGGGGCAGGGGTTGATCTCCTCCCCCTCTTACCTTTAGTATTCTGTTATAATAGTGCACATAGGAGGTTAAATAATGGAAGAAAATAATTTTAATAATGATATGCCAGCAGAAGACTTTCTCGCTCCATCAGTTGTGGAAGAGGCACCAGTAGTTCAGGCTCCTATGCCAGAAACTAAGGTGGAAGAAGTAGCGGTAGAAAATAATATTGAGGCTTCAATCTCAGCACCTGTAGAAGAAACAAGTGCTATCACAACTTCAGATCTTGCAAAGTCATCTCTAGATGAAGTACAGGCTTTAGGGTCTGTTGCTAACGGAGTTATTGGCGCAGTATCAGTACCAAAGACAGAAAAGAAGGCATCGGTAAAGTCTAATAAGGCTAAGAAAACTGTTGCAGTCTATTCAACTAAAAATGTTAGTTGGGGTGGAGTTGGTAAAGTAAATCGAGGCTACAACATTGTCACTCAAGAAGAGGCAGACAAGTGGGCTACTCGTGACCACATCAGAATTGCTACACCAGAAGAGGTAGCAAGGGAGTTTGGTCGATAAAATGGAAGTATTGAGAGTTCCACCTTATCCTTTAATAACCACATGGTCATTACCAATACCAAATTATGAGTATGTGGTATATGTAGAGGATTTGGTGGATCACTCGTACGAAGAGTTTAATCTTTCTTCTGACGCTAACGGTAAAGTAATATATCAAATTCCTTTATCAAAAGTTCAGTTTGATAGAAACTTTTTAATTAGATTTTATGACGAAGAGCATGAACATATTTTGCTTGAAGACAATTTAAATATCATCAGACCTTATGTTAATCCATCAGAATATGGAACAACTGCTTCTGAAATTGAAGAGTATAAGATGCAAGAAATTATTGCACGAGCAATGATTGACACAGTTGTTGGAGATGGTTTTTACAATCATAAACTTGTTATCAATGGACAGGGACAAGGACTTGATTACTTCTCATTATGGCATGCTTCTAATAGAGTTTTAAAGGTTTATGAGAACAATGTTTTAGTATATGATGCTGATGATCCTTCAGCGTATGCATATTCATATGATATTTTATTAGACAATTCTGCAATATACAGAACAGAAAATGCAACAGCATCAGATGAAAGAAATAGAATGGACTATAATCCAACTAAGATAGTTGGTGGTTCTGGAGATCTTGGTTTTGTTGGATACAGGGTTGGAGATTTTCCAAAGGGATATGATTTTACAATTGTCTTGGACGTAGGATATAAGGTTGTTCCAACTGATGTTGTCGTAGCAACCAAGATGTTAATTGAAGATATTAAGTGCGGGAAGTTAGATTATTATAAGAGATATATAACTGCATATAATACAGATCAGTTTAAGATACAGTTTGATAAGTCAGTCCTTTCTGGAACTGGCAATGCTATTGTTGACAAGATTCTAGAAAGATACGTTAATACAATAACCAGACCAGGAGTTTTATAATGATTTGCGAGGAACCAGACTTCGCTTTTCCTATGCTGGCAGATGTTTATCATCCAATTGTAGAGCAGGGCGCATACGGCAATGTTAAGAAGACCTGGGTTTTAGATAGAACAATTGCATGCTCTTTTACTCCTGCTGGGACAGCATTTAAAGAAGAAGTAACTCCAAACGTTAATATTACTCAAGAAAAAATCTTAATAGGAAGAGTTAAGAGTGATATTAGAATTTCAAGTTTAGATGCAAGAAACTCAATCACAAACGTCATTATTACTAACATTAAAGATAAAAACTGTAATGAGATTTATACAGAGACCACGGGGCCAAGGGCTGGTAAATCAACTATATTTGAAATAGCAACTCATGAGCCGTTCTCTGGACCATTTGGTAATACTGAATATTATAAGTTAATAATCCGTAGGTCAGAGAACCAGGCAAGTGACATATGATAGCGGTAAAACTAGATAGCAATCTTTTTAGAAAAGAGATGAATAATATCATCGATTACTCTATGGGATTTTTAGAAGGAACTCAAAAAGCAAAAAATATTTTTCTAAATGCCCTTGGTAAAGATGTTGTAGATTTACTAAAACAATATATAGATTCAAATGCTAGAGTAAGACCACAAACACTACACCATGTCTATGAATGGTATCAGGTAGGTAGCCCAGATGCAAGATTATTTGACATAGAATATACAGTTAGTAATATAGGGCTTTCTTTTAAGTCTTCATTTAGACAATCATCATCTATAAAAAACGGATCCAGCGAACCGTTTTATAATAAAGCAAGTGTAATGGAACAGGGTCAGCCTGTTGTCATTAGGCCAAAAAATTCTAATGTATTAAAGTTTGAGGTAGATGGGGAAGAGGTTTTTACCAAGAATCCAGTCGTTGTAGAGAATCCAGGTGGTGCAACTCAGGCTGGATTTGAAAAGGTTTTTGATTCCTTTTTTAGTCGATACTTTACTCAAACATTTTTAAGAAAGAGTGGAATGTTACGAGATTTTGAAAATCCTGTAGCCTATAAGAAGAATCTTAAATCGGGTGCTAAAATGGGACGAAGCAAGGGTGTCGAAACAGGATACCGTTGGGTAGCAAACATAAGGGCGGTTAAGTAATGGCTGGAGAAATTTGGATTCCGACTGGAGTCATTAATACACCAATGCTTTGGATCAATGAATATTTAAGATATAATGTACCAGAACTGACAGGTCTTCCAAGTTTTCCATTTTTCCCATCAACACCTTCAACAATTGCTGATTTAACTGAATACTTTAATAATAGCACTCAAGGGGTAGCAGCCACTTGGGATAGGCTAATCCGAATGAGAAGGTCTCCGTTTCCACATATAAAACAAGAACAGGCGTTATACTATTTTTATGCACAAGGAGAAGATCCAGTAATTACAATGGTTAAAATTCAGGAAGCAGTGCTAAGGCTTATGGACCGTGAAGATGAAAGCGCTGCAGAAGTCAATGCCTGGACTAAAGGTAGAGAAATACAAGGATTAACCTGCAAATTTTATTTTCATAAATTTAGAATATACCAACTTGAAGAAACTAGGGATATTATTGATTTTGGCACAGCCCGCACCTTTGGCGGGAATAAGATCATAATTGATTTTGAGTACCATCAGCACAAAGATGTTGTGGGCTCAATCAATTCATAAAAGGCTGTTATAATTATCAATGAGGAAACACGCCTTTATTTCTATAGAAAAAAGAGGTGATATATATGGCTCTAGGTAATAGTAATAATATTATCGTGGGTGCAGCCCAGGTGTTCGTTTATGACGGACCTTTGGCAGTTGGTGGAAACCCAGCACCAGTATCTGGAGAGGCTTATGTGGCTACACTTGAAGACACAGCAGGCTTCGACAATATTGGTTACACCATGAATGGTTTGGAACTCGTTTTCCAGCCAGATTTTGGTGAAGTTCAGGTAGACCAGATTCTTGACGTCGCTAAGTTGTATAAGCAAGGTATGCAGGTAAATCTAAATACCACATTTGCTGAAGCCACTCTAGAAAATCTTTTGATCGCTGTCGCAGGTGGTCCAGGAGATTTAACAGGTGACAAGACAACTACAGCAGGTCAGGTATTCAACATGAAGTCAGGTTCTCTAGGCGAATGCCCAGTAGAACGTGGTCTTGTTGCTGTCGGTCCTGGAACTGGAGATTGCGAAGAAGGTTCTAACTTAGAACGTATCTATGTCGCATATCGTGCACTCTCGATTGAAAATGTTACTGTGTCTGCAAAGCGTGATGAAGCAACAATGTTTGAAGTTTCATTCCGTTTGCTACCAGAAGACAATAGCGGATCATACGGTAAGATTATTGATCGCACTGTAACTCCAACTCCGTAATAACATTAATTTGTTATACCAGAAGGCCCAACCGTATATGGTTGGGTTTTTCTGTTTGCTATAATGATTACATGGCACGTAACGTATATGAAGTGGGAACGATAGAAACCTTATCAGGCGATATTATTGAAATATCCCCATTAAAAATAAAATACATGAAGTTATTCATGGATAGATTTGAAGATATTAAACATGCCAAAGACAATGATGACTCTATTGATATTTTAATTGAATGTGCCGTGATAGCCATGAAGCAGTTTAGACCAAATAAATATAATACTAAAGAAGAGTTAGAATTAGATTTTGATATGCAAAGCCTATATAAAATTTTAGAGTACTGTGCGGATGTTAAGGTTAAAGATAATCAGGAACAGAAATCAAAAATAAAGAAACAGGATGACGGATCCAGTTGGGACACCATGGATTTGCCAAAACTTGAGGCTGAGGTATTTATGACGGGCATCTGGAAAAACTTTGAAGAACTTGAAGAGTCAATATCTATGCCAGAACTAATCTTATTGCTATCAACAAAAAGAGACCTAGAATACGATAATAAAAAGTTTAATGCTGCATTACAGGGTGTGGATCTAGATAAACAGTCAACCAAGTCTAATGCCTGGGAAGATCTTAAGGCCAGGGTATTTAGTAAGGGGCAGGCTAAGGACTCTAATGATATACTAGCATTGCAAGGCATTAATGCACAACAGGCTGGTTTTGGAATCGGCATGGGAATTGACTACGAAAAAATAGATTAAAAAGTAGCCAATGTGATATAATTAGGAAGTCGATAACGGAGGAATAAATGACGACAACAAATGAAAAGCAAACAGTATCCTTGATGGATGGCACAGAAATACAACTCAAGCCACTTAATATTGCTCTGCTTCGTAAATTTATGAAAAACTTTGAAAAGATCCAGAAGGTTGCAGAAGACAACGATAAGTCAATGACAGTCCTTATGGAATGCGTACAGATTGCTATGCAGCAATACAAGCCTGATCTAGCGGGAGATTTAGAAAAATTGGAAACCAATATTGATCTTCCAACAGTTTACAAGATTGTAGACGTTGCATCGGGAATTAAGTTAGGCGAGGACAACCCACTGGGCCTTGCTAATTTAAATGCCTAATTAACTAAAAAAGAGGTGGAAATGAATGGCAGATGTTAATGCTAATATTAGCGTTAATATCGACACGTCTGCAGCGTTAGCAGAACTTAAAAACTTACAGCGTCAGATATCCAATTTCCACAGTTCGATTGCGAAGTCTAGCGCTTCTGCAGCAATAGCGCAAAGAAATCTACAGCAGGGGTTTGTCGATTCGATAAATGCAACAGGGCAATTTGCTGCCCGTATGCAGACAATCCGAACCTCTGCTGAATCTTTTACTAATTCCCTTGAGAAGAATAAGTTCTCAATGCGTGAATACTTTAGGTATGGTGTTGCATCATCTAAAATGTTTGGAAGAGTATTCCAGACAGAGTTTGCAACAATTGAAAAAGTAGCAATAGAAAGAACAAGAAGGCTACAAACACAATATATTAAGATGGGCCGTGATGCAAATGGTGCCCTTAAGGCTATTGCGGTAACACCTCTAGCACTTAATATGGACGATCTTGCAACAAAGACAATGATTGCTGCACAAAAGCAACAATTATTTAATCAATTATTAAAGCAGGGCAGCACAAATCTAGTTAACTTTGGTAAGAACACACAGTGGGCTGGTCGTCAGTTGATGGTTGGTTTTACGTTACCGCTATCTGTCTTTGGATCTACAGCATCCAAGGTATTCATGGAACTAGAGCAACAGGTTATTAGATTTAAACGTGTTTATGGCGATATGTTTACTATGCCTTCAGAAACTGAGGCAAATCTTACAGTTATTCGTGGTCTTGCTGATGAATTTACAAAATATGGTGTAGCAATTCAAGATACAATGTCTATTGCAGCAGATGCTGCAGCAGCAGGTTTCCAAGGTGAAAAGTTAACTGAAACTGTAAGGGCTGCAACTAGACTTTCTGTTCTTGGTGAAGTTGAAAAACAGCAGGCACTCAGAGCAACCATTTCTTTACAAACTGCATTCCAGTTAAACACAGAACAACTTTCTGAATCAATTAACTTCCTTAACGCAGTTGAAAACCAGTCTGTTGTAAGTCTACAAGATTTAACAGATGCTATTCCACGAGTAGCACCAATTATTAGAGGTCTCGGTGGAGATGTTAAGGATATGTCTGTTTTCCTTGCAGCAATGCAGGAAGGTGGAGTAGATGCAGCATCGGCAGCAAACGGATTAAAGTCAGCGCTTGGTTCTCTCATTAATCCTACAAAGGCTGCAAAGCAAATGCTTAATAGCGTAGGTGTAGATCTAGAAGCGTTAGTTAATAAGAATGCTGGAAATGTTATGAGAACTGTTCTCGAACTCGGAGAAGCATTAAAAACACTAACACCTTTAGCAAGACAAAGAGTAATTGAGCAACTATTTGGTAAGTTCCAGTTTGCAAGAGTTGGAGCATTATTTGAAAATATTGCTAAAGAAGGTTCTCAGGCTCAAAGAACAATGGAACTTATGCAGATGTCTGCACAGGATCTTGCAGCAATTGCAACAAAAGAATTAGGGGCTATTGAAGAAAACACTGCAACTAAATTTAAGGCTGCCGTAGAATCAATTAGAGCGTCTCTGGCTCCAGTAGGAGAATTATTTTTAAGAGTTGTTACACCAATTATTGAGGTAGTTACAAAGTTAATCGATAAGTTTAATAGTTTATCTGATAATTCTAAAAAGGTTATTGCTACAATCGTGACAGTTCTTGGAGGCGTTGCTCCTGTAGTTTTAATGTTGGTTGGTTTGTTTGCTAACTTCGCTGGTAACTTAATGAAGTTCTTTGGATTAATCAGAAACGGGTATTTAAAGTTAACTGGACAATCTAAGTATCTTGGAGAACAGACTAACTATCTTACAGAAGAGCAGATGCAGGCAGAAGCCGTTGCCTCATCTCTTGATCAGGTACATGCTAGACTTACACAAAGATTTACATCAGAAGCAGGTGCTCTTGATGCATTAACACGTGCATATATGAAGGCAAATGCTGCAGCACAAAGTTTTGCATTCAATAATCCAGGAATGATGCTTCCTCCAGGACCTACACGTAAATATAATAAGGGTGTAGCAATTGTTCCTGGAAGTGGTAACAGAGATACAGTTCCAACAATGTTGACACCAGGCGAATCTGTTATTCCAAAGAAACAAACACAAAAATATGGCGGATTAATTAGTGGAATTATTGCCGACAACATTCCTGGTTTTGCAACAGGAGTTGTTTCTGTAGGTGAAAGAGCGCTTACTGGATCTGGATTCCAGTCAAAGACAACTGCATTACAATTACAGGGCTTAGTGGATAAGGTTCTTGCTTCTAAACTTGCAAACGCAGAAGATATTATTGAGCAAGTATTGGCAAGACTTGGACAAAAGATGGCAGAAGGTCTTAAGGTAGGTATTCAAGACTTTAAGCAGCAATTAGAACTTGTTGCTACACAAGGATTTGGTACAAAGGGTGGAGATGCATTACGTGCTGCAGGATATACCCCAACATATAGAGCATCATCAACTGGAAAGTCTGGTACAGTAAGAGAGAATTTAGTTACAGCACGAGGTGACATTGGTGCACAAGAATATGATAGAGCAAAAGCAGCAGCAGATGCAGCACAAAGGGCTATTCTAGATTTTTATAAAGATAGTAATCTTTCTGCAGAAGAAATTGCTAAGAAGGCTACAGAGGCAGGTTCTGTACACCGTGCTCACATTGTAGACATTACTAATGTTGAAAAGCAATTTATTGAAGGCTGGGACGAGGCTCTATGGGTAGCACAGTCTGGTGTAGAAAATCAGATGAGCAATTTGCTATCTACCCAAAAAGATCTAAAGACTGGTGCGGTTAAGCAAAATAAAACTCAACAATTATTCTTAGATTTATTAAATCAGGCAAATATTACAGAGGCAGAAAAGGTAACAATTGCAAGTAAGATTACAAAAAATATTGCATTGACTGAAGATGAGTTACACATTCAAGCAAATATTTTAAGACAAATGCTTGCAGATACAGAAATGTTAAAGAAGGCTAGTCCAAACTTTGCTGCACAGGCAACAGCAACGATTGCTGCCTCTGATGCAAGAGCACAACTTGGTATGCCAGCACCAGCAGGAGTTGGCTCACGATCACAAATAGAAGTTGCACAATCTTTGGGTACACTAAGGGCGCAGTCTACCTATGTTCCAATGGCTAAAGCAGAAGTAGATGCACTAGTTAATGCAGTAAAGCAAGAAGCACAAACACAATCTCCATCAAGAAGAACTATTCCTGTAGGAGAAGACATTGCAAACGGCCTCATTGTAGGAATGCAAAGTAGAGAAAATGCTGTTAGGGATGCTGCAACAAGATTAGCAAATGAAACAGTAACTGCATCTGGATTGATTATTCCAGGAAGCGCAGCAGGTTCAGCCCCAAGACCTAGCACAAAGACTTTCTTAGGTATGCCTACAATGCCAAAGAAACCAACACTATTTAGTAAGGCAAGAGATAAATATTCTGCCCTATCAGATAAGATGGCGGGAACAAGAACAAGCATGCAGCCAATGATGAATAAGTTAAATGGCGTATCTATGGCATTAACTAGCGTTGGTATTGCTGCATCTATGATACCTGGACCATTTGGACAAATAGCACAAAAGGCTATGCCAGTAATTATGGGTATTCAAGGTTTGGCAATGGCACTACCAATGCTTATGACACCAATGGGTGCTGCTGTTGGTATTGTTGCTGCTGTTGCTGCAGGATTTATGTGGCTTAAGAAGAAGCAGGCAGAGTATACAAGACAACTCGAAGAGTCTGGAAAGAAAGAAGCAAGGGCAAGGTTTGGTAGCCTTTCAGCAATTCAAGAATATTCTAAACTTATAGGAGATAAGGCCACACCTGCAGAGAGATCATTCAATAGAGTTGGATCAGAAAAACTTATTAGTGCTGATAAGGCCAAGTATCAAAAGTTTATAGATCTTTATACAGCAAAGAACAGCGTTGCTGGTAAAGAGATTCAGGGCGCAAGCGTTGGAACTGTAGCAAAAGATGTAGCACAAAGAGCAGCAATCTTTGGTCTTGGTCCAAAAGACATCGCAGCAAACATTAAGGCTGCAGCAGAGGTTGCTGGAGTAAGTGAGATATCTCTAAAGGCACGAGTACAAGAACTGCTTGTTGGTAAAGATAATGTTGATATTACTAAAGAGCCACTAACAATTGAGGCTAGATTAAAGTATTTGTCTGGTGGTACAGATGATATTTTAACTAGCATTCAGTCACAAATCGATGGAATTTTAGGTGCTGCAAAAACAGTAACAAGTTATTCAAATAACAGAACAACTACAACTACAGCGTATGTAGACACTGCAACTGTTACTAAGAATAGAGCCTTTGCAACAGACGCATTGTCTATGGCAATTGAGCAACAAAGCCAGGCCGTAGCAATATTAAATGCACAATATGCAGACGGGGTTATTACACAGAAAGAATATAATGCTGCATACGCTACACAAATGGGTACATTTGAAAAGGTTAAAGCAGAGATTGATGCGCTTGTAATAGCCTTAGATAAGGTTGATCCAAGTGGTAAGGAATCTCAAAAGGTCTTAGAGGGGCTTGCAGATAATGTTTTAGCAACACTTCAAAAGACAAATAAAAAAGCAGCCAAGGTTCTTAAGGAGATTATTTTAAATCAATTACCTAAGAATATAAGAAGTCAAGTATTAATTTCTTATGCTAAGGGTGGTTTGTCTCCAGCAGAAATTATTCAACTAAATAATATTATGACTGAACTTGCTGCAAAGAAAGATATTACAGCAAGATATAACTTTGTTGCTAACCTTACAGGTATATCAAAGACACTAGATTTAATGATTAAGTTATCTCTTATTCAGGAAAAGTTAACTGCTGCTCAGGCTGCATATAACGATGCAGCAGCAAGAGGTGTAGAGGCTCGTGGCTTATCAAGATATGCAGCAGCAATTTCTAAGGTAAGACAAGAGGCTAATAAGTTACAAAAAGAATATGACGAGTCTACGAAGGTAACTCCAGATAAGAAGGGTGAAGATGGAAAGAAAGATCTTGGCGGAGATAGTTCTGGCAAAGACCCATATTCATTCTTAGAAGGTTTGTTACAGCAATTAAAGCAATTTAGAAAAGAATCAATAAATGCATCTGGCGGACTTTCAGAATTCTTGAAGGTACTAAAGACAGATATGACTGGCTTTACTGGAATGGACCAAATGCTTCGTGCAGCAGGTGCAACACAAGGCTTTATTGATATTGTTAATGGCCTAGACTCAACTCAACTAAAGACATTTGGTTCAAGACTATATTCAATTGGTAAAGATGGAAAGGTTGTTTTTGGAGATCTTGGAAATGCTATTCAAAGATTTACAAAAGAAGTAGAACTTGGTAAGTTTAATGATCAAATGCAACAGGTTGTAACTAGTGCAGATAATCAGTATAAGGCATATACAAAACTACGCACTGCTGGATTAAGTGCTTCACAAGCATTAGAACTTGTTAATGACGCAGGAATTGCAGCAGCAATTGCAGCCGAAGATGTTAATAGTGTTGACTTTAAAAAGTTTATTGATGGTGCAAAGAAGGCTCAAGGATCAACATTAGAGTTGGCCAAGGCACTTAAGGCTGCAAGATTTGAGGCAGAGCAGGATTCAGAAACTCAGGCAAATAAGATGGACGACTTCTTTGCCTACCAAGAAGCAACAATTAAGTTAGAAAAATATAAGCAGTTTGTTGAAAAGCAAGGTATGTCTCCTGCCGAATTTGAGCAAAACAGAATTAAGCCTAAAGAAAGAGAAGTAGAGGCAGCACAAGATGCAGTCGATGCTATTCAAGAGGAAATAAACAAAGAACAAGAATATATTGATCAATACAGTCGTGGCATAGAACTTATTACTAGACAAGAAGATACTATTAATGCTGAATATGATAAGCGTAATGAAGCCATCGATAATCAAATTAATGCCCTTGACAAGGTACAAGAACTTAATAGAAACATTGCAGAAAATCAAAAGAGACAAACTACTTTAGCAAGTGCTTTGAGCAGTGGAGATATTGCTGCTGCTGCACAAATTGCACAAGAGATGAGGGCCTCTGCTGCACAACAATCTATTGATTCTCAAAAGGCTGCTTTAAGCGAACAAAAGAATAGACTTGAACTTGAAAGAAAAGCAAAGTTAGCATCACTACAGGCTTCTGTCAATATCCTTGATGCCGAAGGCAAGACAGTAACAGTACTAAAGACCAAAGATGAACTACAGGCAATGATTATTGAAAAACAAGACAAGATTTATACTATTGAAAATACTACACTTAAATCAGCACAAGATATTGTTAAGACTAAGCAAGATGAATTAGCAACACTAAATACAATCATAACAACATATAACGATGATTTGTCGGCAGCACTG